AATGAAATACTGATTCTTCTATCTCTAACATATTATCACAATAGTATTTAACTTTATAATAACAAGCTTTAACTCCTACTCTTGTGCAGAAGAAGTTATATCTTCCTCCTATGCCATCAAACACGTAAGTATATTCTGTGCTTATGTTGTCTTTATCATAGTAAGTTACTTTAACTCCTACCTTACTACTAGTACTAAGATAAGCTACCATAGTATAAGACTCTATATCTGCCTGGTCACCTTTAACTATACAGCTCTTTACTCTAGTACTAGCACATAGAGTACTAGGGCAGCTTACACTGTTTGATGTAACAGGATAGAGAGTAGAACTACCATTAGTAAACAACACAATAGAGTCCTCGTCTTTAATATATGTTTGTGAGCTCGAAATATCAAGAATACAAGGAGATAATGTTAAAGGTATATCTATACTCCCATTCTCTAATGTCTCTTGTTTAAGCACTGTATTTTGTTGTCCTATATATGTAAGAATAACAGGTGAAGTTTCCCTCACCTGTATCTTGTTTAATCTTTGTATTCTTCCATTATATACAAGGGATTTATAGGTTCTCATTACTTAGCCTTTTTTTTAGTATTCTTGTATACTGTATATCCATTCTCTTTTAACTTATTGATAGCTAACTGTTCAGTATCACTATTCCATAAGTACTCTTCTATATCTTCCTTAGTCTCTATCTGTTTGTTGTATACTGTAGGTATTTTATCAAACTGCAGAGTAGCCCACATTCTAAACTCTTTATCATTAAGTTTAGCTGCACCTATGTACTTCTGTTTGCTTAAGAAGTCTTGTTCTTCTTTATCTTCTGTAGTGTACTTATCACCTCTTTTTAAGATATGTATCTTGCCACTAGGGAACTTAATAGTATAAGTTACAACTTCTGGTGAGGCTAAGTAGAATACGATTGGTTCATTCATTGTTATCTCCATAAGGATAAAGGGGGGCATACAGCCCCCATTGTTAGTTACTAGGATTCAGGACACCAGATAATAGCATGGTTCTTAGGGAATCTAAGTTTGAAAGAAGATTCACCACGCATACCTTCTAAGAATGCATCTTGTCCAATCTCTTGGATGCCACCTTCAATTTTGTCAGGTCGGCAAAGTACTTGTTTAACATTGTTTAAGTCAATAGACAGTAAACAATCTTTAGGGTCAATAGAACCTCTACCAAACTGATGATAAGCTACTGGCATAGAAATCATGTAGTCTAATGCAGGTTCGTGTACAAATGTAACCATGATACCTTTAGATGTTTTGAATGTATAGATTTGTAATCCAAATGTTAACTGAGATGGAGCTGGCATCTGTACAGAACCACCCATCCAAGGACTCTGTTGTGCAAGTCTAACATATACATCAAGCTTATCTAAGAACTTCTGTGAACACAGTAAGGTAAGATTCTTAGTAGAACTAGAAGTTCTAAAAGCAAGCAATGAGTTAGACAAGTCGTTAAACCAGTTTGATAAAGTAGCAGCAACAGTAGCATCAGTAGAGCCATATCCAATTTCTGCTAAAGGTTTCTTCATGTAGGTGATAGGGAATAATGAGTAGTCAAGTAATCCGCCAAGTCTTCTTACTGGTTGACCAGTCATCTGAGTAGCGTTACCTGCAGCTCCATTAACAACAGTTTCCTCTTTGATACCAGTAAGGTAAGCAGCAGCTTTCCATCCTTTGTATAAAGATAACCACTGTTCACGAGTAGCAGCAAAGTCATCACCAAATCTAAAGTTGCTTGCAGCATGAGTACCAGTGATACCATACTTAGGAGTAGCAAAGATTTGAGAGTAGTTGTCTTTTCTTTCTCTGTAAGACGTGAAGTTGCCACCAGCTACAAATACATCACCTTCTGGAATTCCTAAAGGAGCTGTAGTAGATACACCAATCTGTACCATACGAGAAGGATGAGATACTTGTCCGGCAAAGCATGCGTCGTTGTAATTGTGATTAACAGATGTAAGCATATACTCGTACCCAGAAATAGAATGATTACACTGTGCAACATTTAAGAAGATATATAACTCAGGAGCAGTAGAGCTAACCTGATTAAGCACGATACCTTCAATACGGATAAGTAACTCTTGTTTGTTAATAAGAGCACCACTATTAGCTGTGTCATAGAAATACACGTCATCAAATGCAAAGTATACAGGGTTATATGTAGTACCTGCTGTATACTTAAGCATAGTTCTGCTAGATCCAGAAGTAGATTCTACATACTTCAAGTTATACAGTAACTGTCTAAGTCTATTGTAAACATTAAGTACTCTACCTTGGTTAGTAGAATCTTTTAATGCAATAGTATAACAAGTAGCAGTTAATCCTGTCTTAGCAGTAGTAAAAGCAACAGGTATTGAGATATTAGGATTACCATAGGTACCAGTGACAGCACCAGAACTAGCGTCAGTAGCTACATATCCAAAGGCAAAAGAACCACCAACGTAGCCAGATGCATCAGGAGCAACAGCAAGAGTATTAGCTGCAACAGTGGCAGCAAAGCCAGACATAGGAAGAGTAACGTTTCCACCAGTACCAGACTTAGCATCTACTAATCTCATTTCATCAAGACCAATATCTACCCATGATGTGCCTTTGTATTCATCGTTCCATACGATATAAGGTGGTGCAGCTGATTCAGTACCAAGGTTATATAACATAGTAAGGAAAGGAGTTTCATCTACTTTCCAAGTCATCATTGAACCATATAAGTCGATGTTGTATTTATCTCCAACACCTAAGATTGTCTGCGTAAATGCAGCAGTAGTTTGAACGTTAGTTGTTAAGCCAAGCTCTGCATGAGTCTTGACATCATAGTTCCCAGTGGTAGCTGGGTTTACGTTGTAGTCATTATATGCCATTTAAATTCTCCTTATTAATTATCTAAAGTAGGGATTGTTACTAGAGCCAGAAGGTATGTAACTAGTCTGGATAGTACTAGGTGCAGGCATCTCTGACAAGTTAATAGGTGCTTGTGGTTGTGCCTGTACCTGAGGTTGTACTTGTGGCTGAGCCTGAGCTTGCTTCATTGCATCAAAGATAGTAACCAAGTCTTGTGGAGTTAACTGTGAAGCAAACTCTATTACTTCTTGTGGGTTATATCCTTTCAATGTAGCTTCTCTGCTCAATTCATTAATGATAGCAGCTTGTTGGTCTTGCACTTGATTTTGAGGTGGTGCTTGAACTGGCTGTTCAGGCTTGTTAAATTCACGCATAAACTTCGCTATAGGGTCTTCACTCTCTGTAGCAGGGTTAGTACTCTGCTGATTTTCATTCGTTTGATTTTGTACCGTATTTTGCATTCCTGAGGCATTATTGAAAGGCTGATACTGACCAGAACTTACAAGCTGTTCTATTCTTTTCAGTCTTTCTAATTCACTGTTGTCAACCGTAACAGTATTTGTATTCTGTTGTACAGCAGGCTGTTCATTCTTACCTGCCATACTTCTTAAAACTTCTTCATAAGCTCCACCATTAGCTGATGGGTTAAAGTAATTGTTAACGATTCTCTGCTGAGTTTCTCTAGTAAACTCTGATGTAGGGATAGCTACATTACCTCCGTAGCTAAGATTGTTACCAAACTGTTTTGTTAAATCTACCATGTCATTCTCCTTATAGTACTTCACTGAGTACGATTTCGTTTATAGATTGGGTCTGAGTTTGTTCACTCAACTCTTTATCTGCTTTTAATCTTAGTTCAAATAAATCTTGCTTAGTAGCTAGTACCATAGCGTTGATTTCTTTTTCTAGTTCCATCATCTTCTCTTTAGTCATAAGCTGATTAGCAAACTTATCTCTCATAGCTTTAATCTTAGCTTCTGTCTTAAGTTTATCAAGCTTGACTTTAGCTTCTGCTGTAGCATTAGTAACTCTTTGTTCTGACAGAGCTTGTTGAGCAGAGATATAGTTCTGTTTCATAATCTTAATTTCATCTTCAAGATTATAGATATGATTCTGTAACTGTTTAATAGTATCAAATCTCTCTATGAGTTTCTGTCTGTCTTCTACAGGAGCATACTCTAGTAATACACTGGCATCTACTGCACCTGTATTAGTTAGCTCCATCATAAGTCTTAACATAGCCATCTGATAAGTAGGAGAGTAGCTACCTGCTACCACTCTTACATCAAAGTTAGTAAAATTAGTTTCATTCATTACATAGAATAAATCTTTAACATACTCTGAATCTTCTATAGCTATAGTAAGTCTAGCTTGTATATCTTCATCTGGTACTTGCTGTTGTTTCTGTGATTGTATCCACTGTTGAACTGATTGTTCGTTATCAACGTCAAGTCCTTCTCTCTTATTAAGAGTAAGAGATTGTATCTTACCTAAGTTGTCAGTAAGATTAATAACAGTCTCTTTAGTAACATAGGCTTGTACATACTGTAACATTACTAATCCTAGTCTTGAACAAGCAAGTTCTATGACGGATATGAATTCTTTAAGAGACTCTATTGCTCCTTCCTTGACATCAAGCAGGTCAGATGAATGTTCTTTGTTCATGTTACCATAGCCTAGTATCTGGTTTGGTATAGTAAGCCATTCAAACTCTTGTTTAGCATCCATATACAAACTAAAGAATGCATTGTTAAGTGGTTGTCCATTGATAACATAAGGTGGTTGTGCATCACCAGTCAGTACATTAACACTACCAGGTGTAGCATAGTTAGCAGAAAACTCATCTAAGTTACCCCTAGGTATATCTCTGTCTCTAACAAATACTTTAGGATTAGACATAAGCTGAGCATTAAGAATAGTTACGCCATAAGTCTTATTAATAAACTTCTGTATAGTCTTTAAGAAATGTACTTCACCTCTCTTGTATGGATTATCATATCCCTCTACATAGATAGGAATGATAGGATACTCTGTAATATATTCAGGTAATTCTTCTCTGAACGCATTCATGTATCCTATTACTGTTTCTTTAATGATTCTCTCATTCTCTTTTCTGTAGCACTCATATAAGTTAACATAAGCCCTACTATTATCAAATACTTTAGATAAGAAGTTATTAGTAACTAAGTTTGGTGAACTGGTATAAAAACCAGAAGGTACTTCTGATACTATATTATCTATACCATAGACTCTTTTAACATAGTCTACTGATACGTATCTTCTGATTACTATCATCTCAGCATCATCAAACATAGGATGTTTACTTTGCGGGTCTACCATAACATCATCAAAGCTTAGTTTAACAAACTTAATACGCTTGTTAGCAGGACATATAACATGTAAGTAAGCTATATTGTCTATCAATGCTGACTTAACAGCACTAGAGTAAGTATATATACCACCAGAGTTATCCCAACACCAATCAAGTATCTTGTTACCCAACATAGCTTTTCTATCATCTGATTCACCTACAGGTACTAACTTGTATTTAGGTACAGAAGAACTTACTAATCCTACCATACCCTTAATAGCTTTTCTAATCTTATTAACAACAATATCATACTGACCACGTTCAGCTAACTTAGCTTTCTCTTCTGCAGTATATTGTTCACCTTCATAGAACTCCCTATTCTCCATACATTGTTGTTGCCAAGAGACAAACTTATTGCATTCATAGTTAGAGAGTCTTGTCCATATCTTGGCTGCATCTTGTATACTGTACTTTATAAGCCCCATTTATACCTCCCTAAGCTACGATTATATCTTCGTAGAGTATATATTCTGGTTATGTTTTTTAGTCTCTCTATGACAGTATAATGAGTTCGTAGTATTTTGTCAAGCATTATAACCTCGTAAGAATAATTCTCTTTCTTCTTTACGTCTTCTATCTAGCCCTATAAGCACAGTTAACTTACCTTTTACTTTAGCTTTATTCCACTTTAAAAACTCATTAGATGCTTCTTCAAACTTTCTATTGTTTACTTTCTTAAGCAAGGTAGAAGTCTTTAAAGAGCCAAGTCCAACGTTGAAAGAAAAAGATACTAATGCATTAATCATATTGTCGGTAACAGGTACTTTAACTAACTTAATAACCCCTACAGCAAACCTTTTAATGTCAGTAGACAGTAACTCATCTGCTTGCTTAACTGTTATCCCATTATACAAGTCTTTCTCTGTATCTAAGATAACATGACCATACCCTATAGTATCTAATCCAGCAGGACACTTATATACTTTAAGTCTAAGTCCTTCG